TCCCTGCGCGCTATGTGGTGAGCGGGGCCGACTTCGGCACCGGAACCGAGGTGACCGCCGCTGGACGAGTAGGGATGCTCTATGAGGTTCTGTCGATCAGTGGCAACACCATCACCGTCAGCCCGCCTGGTGTCGAGTTTTGGTCTGGGTTTCCTGCCAGCGTTTCTGGTGCTACCTCTACAGTCCAGGCGGATCGAGAGTCACTGTCGGGCGGCTGGACAGGACCCTTTACCGCAGTTCCACCGGGCAAGCTGGCAGATGCCTTCGAGGTCGACATCTTCTTCCCGAACGGCCTCATCTCCTACAATAAGAAGGGCAAAGTGCGGGGTAGATCAGTCGATGGCCAGATCCAATGGCGGGAGCTGGGCACGGCCGAGTGGCGGAGTGTCCCGTACTACTTTTCCGAGGCCACGCCTGACCAGATCGGGTTCACTATCCGCGTGGACTTGCCGCGCCCAATGAGGGTAGAGGTCCGAGTCGGCGCCTCCCGCGCCCCCAGCACGGACTCGAGGAAGATCGACAAGCACCAGTGGGCGGGACTGCGTTCCCGTATCGTCGGCGCTCCCACGTCTTATCCCGGCATAACACTAATGCACGTGCGCATGCGCACCGGCGACAAAGTGTCTGGGCAGGTCGAGAATAAGATAGCTGTTCGGCCTACCCGCATACTGCCAACGCTGGACGATCCGGAGGTCATGGAGCCAACCCGCGACATAGCGCCGTTCTTCGTCTACATGATGGAGTCGGTCGGCTATGGGCGTGAACTGATCGACATGGACCACATCCGTGCGCTGCACCAAATCTGGCACGATAGAGGTGATACGTTCGACTTGTCCGTCGATACTACATCGACGCTCAAGACCGTGGCTGGCTACTGTCTGCAGGCCGGTTTCGCCGAATTGACGATCCGACGCGGTCTGATCAGCGCTGCAAGGGATGCCTATCGCATTGGCCCGCCGCCGCGTGTGTACAGTCCTCAGGAGCTGGTTACGCCGCTGATCGAGACAACCGAGACGATCATGCCGGACGATATCGACGGCGTGGATATCGAGTACAAGGACCGCATAACCGGCCGCATGATGACCGAATCCTATCGGCTGATTGGGGATCAGGGGCTGCGTGTCGAGAAGATCACTGCCCCTGGTGTGACAGGCCGCACGCAGGCATGGCGTCTGGCAGCACGCAGGCGTCGGAAGGCCGCGTATCGTCGCACCGTCTACAAGGGGACGACAGAGCTGGCGGCGATGAACTCGCACTACATGGACTATGTCGGTCTGCAGGACGGCATCCCCGAATGGGGCCAGTCGGCGTTCGTGGTCGACCATGACGGGTTGACGCTGACCCTGTCCGAAACAGTGCGGCCCGTAAACGGCGAGCCTGTCGCGATGATCCGCAGACCAGACGGCACTGCCAGCCCACCGATCCCTGTGACGATCAACGGGCGCACCGTGACCCTTGCCGCCATGCCGCCTGACGTGTCCGTGACGAATGACCCGAACCACCCGACCGTGGTATATATTGGCAGTCGAACCCAGGTTGTCCACGAGGCGCTGATAGTGTCTGTGCGACCGACAGGCGACAATCGCGTGGAGTTCGAAGCGGTTAATATGGACCCCCGCGTGTATATCGAAGATGACATGGGGCCGGATCAGGTTATTCTGACGTCGGGGCTGTACCCGATTGAGTTTAGGGATGCGATTGCGCCTAGTTTTGCTGGGGCAGAGGTGGAGCGTAGAACGGTATATAAGGACTACCCTTCCGAACCAGAGGCTATCGGGGTTGGTCTACTGGCCCCTGCCGTTAGCCGAGCGACTGTTGTTCGGTATCTGACTTACGAGAACGCAGAGCCCGAATCCCTAGGCGTTGGGTTACTACCCCCTGCTATTTCTCGAAGAACTGTTGTTCGGTATCTTGAGTATGACAACGGGGAGTCTGAGCAATTGAGCATTGGTTTGTTGCCTCCGGCTATATTCCGAGAGAAAGTAGCGGACTATTTAGAATATGAAATCCCAGAAGAGTCAATTTCGGTGGGCTTGCTGGCCCCGGCTATCAAGAGGACTAACGCATGAACATTAAATTGCCATCTGTGAAGCTAGGCGGACAATTCCGACTCGTTATCTCGAAGGATGCCGAGTGCAAACAGGTAGTTAAGGACACCGGCTTCTTCGACAACCTGATCACTAACACGGGCCTGAATCGGATTGGGGAGGTGACGACGGGTAACGTCATCAGCAGATCAGCCTTTGATACCCTGTGTGGCCGATTCGTTGTTGGCTCTGGCTCCGCTGAGCCTCAATTCACCGACACTGCCCTACAAAACCCTGTTGCTTTTGCGTCCAGTACCGTTGATTTCGTTAGCCAATCAAGCAACTACGAGCGCGGCTGGTATGAAATCACTGTCCGGTATCAGTTCGGACAAGGGCAGGCGGCAGGTAACCTGTCGGAGATCGGGATTCAGCACACAAGTACATCTGGCCCGCTGTGGAGCCGTGCGCTGATTCTTGATGGACAAGGCAATCCCACAACTATTACTGTTCTGCCTAGTGACTTTTTGACGTGCTATTACACTCTTCGGATTATGATTCCGAAAGAGGATGCTGTTTTCAATATTGACGTTGATTATGGCGAAGACGGGATTGTGCCGACGGTTGTTACGGGGAGGCCGTTGAATGCGAACAGTAGCAGTACGACGAACGGATGGGGATTGTCAACAGCAATTACTAGCGGTGGGCAGCTCCTACAATTCTACACTGGGGGCTTAGCTGACCCCACAGCCGTCAATCCGCTCGGTTCGGCTGCAGCCAGCTCTACTAGTACCTTCTCCACCGTCCCCTACGTCACCAACAGCTTTGAGCGTTACGTCACGCGCACGAACGGGCTCAATGAACATAACTCCCAAGAGTTGCGAACTGCACAGCTTGCTGCGCTCATGGGCTGCTGGCAAATTGAGTTTGACCCGCCGCTACAGAAAAACAACACTCAAACCATGCAAGTGACGTTTGGCTACAGTTGGGCGAGGGCTTAAGTATGGCCTTACCTGGCGACGTTCTATCCAGCACTCCTGTCCCTGGCTACTTCCTGGGCGCTCGCGCCCAGGTGTTCCCAGACTACATCGACTATGCAGACGGCGGCGTGGGCCTTCAAGACCCGTCGCTAGGTCTGAACTACCAAACGTGGACTGCCGAGGTAGTGAAGGACATTATCGAGGACCGGATCATGCTGTCTGCTCCGACGTACCCTCCACAGGCAGTCTACACCGGCGACGACATAACAGAGGTCTCGCTGGCGTTCGATCAGAACATGAACGTTTGCGTGGCGTTCGTCGAAGCTGGCATGGCCAAGCTACTGTGGTACGACACGACAGTGCAGGACATGGTCGTCACCGAGCTGGGCACGGACGTAACACACCCGCGGGTGGCGTTAGACGACACCCGAGAGTTCAACCACGCAAACTCCGACATCATTCTGGCCTACATCAAGAACGGTGCACTGTACTACCGGCAGCAGCGCGACCGTTACCAAATTGAGCGCCAATTGAGCCCCGGCCCGTGGATCGCCCTGAAGCGTATCGGCATGGGGTCTGGTTTCCGTTTCCAATTCCAAGTGGTGGCACCATGATTCCTAAATGGCCCGATGAATTACCCGCTCCTTTGAAATCGGTATCGGCTAGACCGGTATCCCCAATCGTGCGCAGCAAGATGGTTTCAGGGCGCACATTTATTCGTCGTAATTTCACGGAAGTTCCCGTGATCTACAGAATGACCTGGCTATTCAATAGCGATCAGGCCGTCATTTTCGAGGACTTTTTCAGGAATGACCTGGAGGACGGTACTCTCTGGTTCGAGATGAAGCTCAGGGTTGCCCAAGGAGATGGTCCTTGGCTATTCAGGTTCGAGGACATTTACGAGGGAGGCGACATGGAGGGCGCCCCGAGTTGCCCGCTTTGGCGGTACTCTGCTTCCCTGGAGATGTTCCTTAGGCCGGGCGAAACTGCCCCCTCAACCCAGGAGCCGATCACATGACCATGAAATCCATATTCATCTCCGCAGGCCACAGTCACACCGACCCAGGCGCATTAGGGTCGGGAGTGCGCGAGGCTGATATCGTGTTGGAGTTTCGAGACCTGTTGGCTAAGGCGCTAGAGGCTCGCGGCGTGCCGTTCAGACGGGACGGGCGAGAGGGCGAAAACCTCCCGCTGTCTCAGGCTGTCATGATGGCAGCGGATGCGGATATAGCTATAGAGTTCCACTGCAATGCGTTCGGTAATCCGTCTGTGAGCGGTGTGGAAACACTAAGCGGGCCAGAGCATCTGGAACTGGGCGCTCGTATCTGCAAGGTTGTCAGCAGGACGTTAGGTATCCGGAACCGGGGCGCGAAAGACGAGACGAGTGGACAGCATAGCCGGTTAGCTTTCATTAGTCGCGGTCGGGGAATCATAGTGGAGCTGTTTTTTATTTCTAACCCGGATGACGTGGCTAAGTACCAACGGCGGAAGATGACCCTGGCCGAAGAGTTGGCAGACTTGCTAGAGGGAGTAGCCCGTGCGTGAACTATTGGTAGTTGGCGCGGTAGCGTTTGCGTTGGGGGCGGGAGGCGGATGGAAGCTGGCGAGCCTGCACTACGGTAAACAGATAGCCACGCTCGAACGCGACCATGCTAAAGCTTCAGAAGCCGCACAAGCGCAAGCCCGCGAACGCGAAACCGAACTACGACGACAACTCAAAGAAGTAGAGAGGCAGGCCGATGAAAAGCGTAAATCCTTGGAAGCTGATCTTGCTAATGCCCGTCGCGCTGCTAGCGGGTTGCGGGGGGAACTCGATAAGATACGTGCCGAGTCCGCCCGTAGAGGCGCCGGAACTACCGGCGAATGCGAGGCAGCCAGAGCCACCTCCGGAATGCTCGCCGAGCTGCTTGGAGAGCTTAATGAAATGGCGGGAGTCTACGCTGAAGCGGCTGACCGAGCGCGACTAGCTGGATTAATTTGCGAGCAGTCTTACCGTGCGATGGCGTCTCCGTAATGATGCACTAGGCCAGAAAAGAGACTGTATCATGACCAACACATCCGATTCTCTCGTTGTAGCGACGGCATTTGCTGTTGCTGCTTGGATAAACGCTGATGCAGCCGTGGGGGCCGCGTTCGGCAGTGCGTTTTTCCTGCTCAATGCTGAGCAACACCCGATGCCAAAACGCTTGGCTTACGCCTGCATTAGCGCTGGAGTTGGGTACGGAGCAGGTCTCGCCGTTGGCGGCAGCTGGACCCTGTTGGTTAGTGCTGCTCCTGCGGCTGTGGGGGTAG